GTAGTGCGGCGTTGGATTCTTCGAGTGTCGTGGTCGTCATGCTTGGTTCCTCGGGGTGAGTCCGCAGCCTATGCCCGTGGTCAAGCAGTCCGCACCGTGCCGTCCTTCATCACCCGATAGTTCTGCACGTCGAACGCCCCGCCGTCGTGGACGGTGGCAACGGCGAACCCATGGTTCCATCGGTTGATGACCGCGTAGTCGGGACGCAGGTCGCACAGGCATCCCGTGCTCCAACACGCCGTTTCGTGGTGCCACATGTCCGACTCGGCGTGGTTGCTGGTCCGGTGCGAATGTCCCACCAGGCACGTCGAGAGCGTCCGCATCCACGCACCGCGAGCGACGTTGACCGGAGCCGCCATGCCCTTCGGCAGCTCGTGGCCGTGCAGCACTGGCAACTTCCCCAGCATCACCGGCCGCTGGTCATCCACAAGCGTCACGTTGTGCTTGTCGAGATCAAGCCACGCACAGAGTGACATTCGCGGATCGTCGCTGATCTCGGCGGCGTGTTGCCACAGCCAATGCTGCCACCTGTCCTCATGGTTCCCGAGCTTGTAGATAATCGGAATCTTCGGGAACTCTTGTCGCAGCCACTCGATGAAACGCCGCACCGCTTCGAGTTCGCCTTTGAAGTCTCGCTGCGTCGGGTCTTTCATGTACCGCGAGATGGCGTAGAAGTCGGCGATGTCGCCATTCAAGAGCAGGCCAGATAGTTCCTGCTCTTTGAGAAAGCCGATGGCGGCAGCCACCGCGATCTCGGAGTGATACGGCACATGCACGTCGGACAGAATCCCGACAGGCCCGAGCACGTCGAGAACGTGCGGCGTCCACGGCTGGGCCAATGTTTTCGGCATGGCGTAGATTTCGCCGGACTGGCGTTTCGCTCGCGGAGCAGCCGCCTTGATCTGGCCGCGAGCCTGTTTGCCCTGCACGCCGAACTGCCTGGTTATACGCAGCCTCGCCTGGTGCAGCGTGATTGCACCGTTCGCTTCCTTCACCAAGCGGCGAGCCAGCGTTTGCGACGGTGCATCGGGATGCTTGCGGCACAACTCGCGGGCCATCTTCGTGATCGCGTCGCCACGGTCATAGGCCATCCTGCACCTCCCTATAGCCAAGGCTCCACAACACCCTGGCGATATCCTTGCCCTGCTGCTCGACGTGCTCCTCGCTCTGCGTCGGATTCAACGCGTGCAGCAGTTCGTGCACCAGCACCTCGAGCTTCTTCCGCCCACGCATGCGAGCGTCCAGAATGATTCGCGGGTTCTTCGCCTTCTGCGAGAACGTGTAGCCGTAGGCCGCACCCTTCAATGTGGTGAACCGGATGAGCCACCGCTCGTCGCCGTTCAAGGTGAAGACGTGATCGTCGGGCATGCGTCACCTTGTGGCCGCCATGTACAGACCGACGTTCGCAAACGCGTAGCCGAGGTACGCGATGGCCAGGCCCGACTTCCCATGCCACGCGAGATCTGCCGCGACGTAGGCGTAGACGAATCCGGTGAGTGCGATCAGCCAGCCGGCCATGGCGAGAGTCCTTTCACCGGCCACCCTAGCGGGGGCGTCAACCGATGCCGATCTTGCGGCCGATGGCGTTCAGCTGCTCGGCCCGCTTTGAACAGCCACACGGCCGCCCGATAGCCTTGCTGACTCGCTCCTCAGTGATTCCGACAGCGGACAGTCCCGCCTTAACCATGTCGCCCAGGCCGGGCTTCGCTCGCGGATACGCCTTGTGCGTCTCGTCTACCACCAGGCGGTCGCCGTCCTGGCTCACGATGCATGGCCGCACCTGCTCGAGCGAGTAGCCACGCTCGCGGCACCGGGCCTCAAGGTGATGCAGCCGGCAGCGGATCATGGGAGCGGGTTCTCGCACAGTGATATGTCGAGCGAATCGGCGCACGCCCCGTATGTTCCAACCGACAGGCAGTTCTGCCTCGTGATCTGCGTGCAGGAAATACTTTCCGCACCAGTAAAGCACGGGGCAGTCCAGACTTGCGTGTTGCCGTCACACTCCTCCTCCGCCCCAGGCTGCACGAACGGGTAGTTGTAGGCAGATCCACATTCGTCGCAGTCGTCCACGACACGCAGTCGGAAGTACCACTGCGAGGCGTAGGCAGTTGTCCACTGCTCAACGCAGTAGTCCGGGATGAAACAGTGGCCGGATGCAAAGTGGTTTTGGCGTGCTGGAGATGTTCCGGCGCACCCAGCGGCACCGCTTCCAGGCTGTGACGCCTGATAGTCAGACCAGACGTAGAGCGTCCCTGGCGGCTGGGCCGCTGGGATCATGTCGGACTGCCGGATCGGCTGGTTCTGCGCGTTTTTGACCGAGTAGTCGAACTCAAAGTAAGACCAGACCTTCTCGCGGCACAGGTATCGGTACGAGCAGCACATGCACGGGCTGTCGCACGTCACGCCGGCAGTCCACACGCCGCCGGCCTGTTCGCATGCTGACTGCGACTTCTTCGACGGATCCTTCTCGCCGTCAATGCAGCAGCATCCGCAACAGCACTCCAGTCCAGCCCCGACCAGGCCGTCACGGAGGATAACTTGCCCGTCTTGGAATGTGATCTGCGTCATGTGGCGGTCGAGCAGTTGGCGATCGAGTACCACTCAAGGCACGGCCCCGTGGTGTTATGCCCGAGCAACTGAATGGAGGCAGCGTCGTAGCCAGACAACTCCGTCAGGTCTACGCCACCGAGCGTCATGCGGCAGGTAGCAGTGCCGCCCATGGTGATTTCCACGGCACTGTTGGTGCCGCTGGCTTTGCCGAAAACGACGTGCCCGCCATCCTCTGCTGCGTTGCACCAGTTGTAGACCGTCGCCGTGTTTGTGCTACCAACCAGCGTCACCGTCTTGGATTCGCCAGTCGCCCATGCCCCCGTGAACGTGGCGACGCTCAGACGGTACGGCACGCCGCCGCCGATACGCTCAAAGGTCAGCGGCTCCGCCCCACGTTCGCCTTGCTCGACGCGGCGAACGATCTTGGCAATACGCTCTGCCGCCGGGCGAGTGAATGTCACCCGCTCGGTCTTCGCGGCCTTGCCGTCTGGCTTTTGTGCCAAGGCTCAGTCCTCGTACACGGTGAGCACCAGGCGGGTGCCTTCGACGGCTGCCTTGGCAGCGTAGTCCCCAGCCGCCAGCCGCAACACTGCGGCCTCGCCAGCTTTGAGCCGGGCCGTCTCGTGCAGCGTCCCGCCGGCGTAGCGGCCGAAGCTCACCGTATGCGTCGTGGCACTTGCCAGCGAACGGGCGAAACACAGCCCAAGCGAGCCGAGAGTGGCCGTGGAAATCTGCGTGACGGCCGTACCCAGGTTCAGCGTGACCGAAAGCACGCCAGCCGTGGCGATGTCAGCCGTGACGCCAGACGCAGCGAATGACTGCGACAGGGCACCCTTACTGACCTGGCCGGTGATCGTGTAACTGATGTCGGGCATCGGTGCTCCTTAGAACGGCGGCGTGCCGAAGTAATTGGAAAAGTCTGCTTCTGGGTAGACGCGTCGCGTGAGAATGTCGGGCTCTTGATCGTCAGCCTTGAGCCCACCGGCAGTGGTCAGGGCACGCGGCGAGCCGGACGCCACCTTCTCGCCAGACTCTGGGTCTTTTACCCAGACGCGTTTCTTCTCGCCGCCTTCGAGATAGTTCCAACCGACATTCGGCAGAAGCAGATCGTGACCGCTGGCCCGATAGACGAGCTCGACGGTGATCTGCCAATACCGCAACTCCACGTCGTTCACGACTTCGGTGGCCTGCTGCCCGCTGATCCCAGCACACAGCCAGGTGTGAGCGGCACCACCCAGGTAAGAAGACGAGTTCACGCTGTTCGTGACTGCGGCCGCATTGGCCAGCGGGAACGTAGGGCGGTTGCCAGAGATCGACGCCCGCACTTCCGCCTCAAGCGTGGTCAGCCCCTCGAAGAAATCCTTGGCTGTATTCTGCAGCGGCTTCTTGGTTCCGTTGCCACTGCCGTCGTAGTAGACGAGCGCCGGCACCTGGGAACCGCCGGTAGAGAACGACCACACGTCAGGACGTGCCAGCGGATTTGGGTCGAGTTCTTCCTGCTTCGGCAGTTCGTAGCTGTACGTGATCTCGGCGTGATGCCGATCCGTCTCCGTGACCTGAATGTTCAGGCACTTGAGGTACGAAAACTCGGGGTGGGCGGCCGCGTGGAAAATCCCGACAGCGTTGACCAGCGTTTGCGTCGGCGTCGGCTCATCGACTGTGACGATGTACTTCCGCTCGGCGGTCGGGCTTTCGCCAAACTTGTGCGACGCTGTACGCGGGATGACTTCGCGGTAGGAGATGACGGCCATGGCTAGTTGAGGATCTCCACGGTGCCGATCTGGCCGTTCCTGTTGAACTGCTGGAGCTCACGCAGCTGGGCTTCCTGCAGCTTTCTGTCCTCTTCCGTGAGCGTGCCGGCCTGCATCTTCTCCTCGAGCTTGGTGCGGGCCGTGTCGATGGCAGCGTTGAAGTTGGCCTGGAACTGACTGAGAACACCGGCAGCCGCCTCGGCGGCAATCTGCGCCTCGAGTTGGGCGATCTGCTCGGTACGTTTCCTATTCTCTTCTTCCACGTCTGCCGCATTCGCCAGCGGCCTGCCGAAGCCATCGACCGTGGCACCGGCTCCCTGCACGGCAGCCTGCTGCTCGGCTCGCAGCCGGTCCAATTCCTTCTCGGTCTCGCTCCGAATATCCAGCCCAAGGATCGGGGCGAACTTCTTGACGAAAGCCTCGATGAACTTGGCCAGTTCCAGAAACGCATTGCCGGCCAACTGGATGAAATCAAGCAAGCCCTGAGCCACCTGCTGGGCGATCTGTTGCGGCCCGGCCTGCTTAATCACGCCCAGAAGCTCTTGAGCGATCGTGCTAATCGGGCCAGCAAGCTCGCCCAGGATCGACCCTGCCAGCCCTTTGACCGTTGCCCAGACGGTGGCGAACGAGTCATTCATGCTGTCGATGGCTTTGACGGCGTCCTCGCTCACCACCTGGCCCAGCGAGACAGCCTCTTCCCGCATCTGCGTCAGAGCACCAGGCCCGAGCGTGAAGAGTTCGCCGAGTTCGATGCCGCCCTTGCCAAAGAACTGCACGGCCTTGGCGGCACGCTCGGCGGGGTCGGCAATGCCAGCCAACGCATCGACAACCATCTCGAACTGCTTTTCCGGCGTAGCGGCCTTGAGATCGGTGAACACGATGCCGAGCTCTTCAAACTTCTTTTGCGCCTTCTCGTCGAGCGTCGCTTTGCCAATGTTGATCGTCAGTTTCTGGATCTGCTTGGCAAACGATTCCACGCTCACGCCAGTGTCAGCGGCCGCCCTGGCGTAAGCCTGCAACGCCTCAACGCCGACGCCGGTGCGGTTGGCCACGTCGTTCAACGCGTCGAGCTCTTCGCCAACACTCAAGGCGAAAGACGTGACAGACGTGACGGCACCAGCCACGGCACCCGAGAGACTAAGAAAAGCAGACGTGGCAGCCTGGAGCCCGCCCAGGGCCAACTTGCCAATCTCAATGTTCTTCAGCGTGCCAAGATCGGCCGACGCCTTCTTGCCGGCCTCGCCCATGGAGTCCAGCTTTTGGTTCACATCGGCCACGGCCTGGGCCAGCTGTGCCGTATTGGCACTGATCTGCATCGCTAGTCCGAGTGCCGTGCTCATGTCATTTGCCGTCCAAGTCGATCTTCATCTGGGCCAGCACGTCGAGCATCTGCGTCTTGTGCTGCGGTGGTCTTTCGGTCGGAATAAAGTCTCTTGGCTTTGGGCACTGGCCTCGGCGTGAGTGCGGTGCCAGCACTGCACTGGCCAACACTCCAGTCTGAGCCCATGAGTTGTCTAGCGGCTGGAAGTAGCGGGCAAAAGCCAGCCACTCCGACAGCTCGCGTGAATCCATCCGCTGCTCGAGCTCGCCGACCGTCATCTTTAGATGCCCGGCCAACATGAACAGGAACTGCCGCGACGGTCTCGCGCTAAAGCTCGCCGGCGAGTTCGACTACGTCCGCCTCCGTGAGTTTGTTGTGCTTCTGTGCGATGTCGAACAGTTCGCCCATAACTGCACCGTCGAGATCGGCCACCTCGGAAATCTCATCGTCTTTCCAGATCCGCACGCCGTGCTCGTCGCAGAGAGTCCGTACGAGATAGAACGCACGGAAGTTATGGAACTTCTCCATGCCCTTGCTGCGGATGTCGATCCACGCGAGTTCCCATGCGTCCCGCTGGCCGACGCTCATGACGCGGACGTGCACGTCAAAGCCCCACTCTTTCACGTGGACCTTGAGCGGCTTGCGAACGCTTGCGGCCTTGATCTGTTCTTTCAGCCCCATGTCACCCATCCAAAAGTCTGAACGTCACGGTGTAACGGGTTACGCCGTTCAACTCGGGCGCGACGCTCAAGCCCTCATAGACTGCCTTACTCGTCAAGCCAGCGCCGCCGCCAGTGATGACGATGTCAGCCCTGGTGCCGTACTTCGCCGTGGTGATGTTGGCCGTGCCCATGCAGCCGACAGTGACCGTGCCGACCTCATCGGTCCACAGCGATGAGCGGCCCTTAGCCGGGCCGCCGCCGTATTGCCACGACAACTCCGAAACCTCGGAGAACGCCACGCCGTCAAACGTGACAGAGATGCCAGTGCTATGAGCCGCCACGGGTAAGCCTCCGTGCGACTACGGCACCTGGAAGGAAGCGGAACCACGCACGGCGTCGTTGACCGTCAGCGTGACGCTGGAAGACTTGCACGTGGCGGTCACGCTCAGCGTGATCCCGCCAGTGATGGCGAGCGTTCCAGTGGCACCCTGGGCAACCGGCGTGCCGGACGCAGCCAGGTACTCGACAGAGACTTCCTTGCCGGTGTCACCAGCAGAGCCCTTGAGCGGGCGGCTCATCGTCAGCACGGTCGCCCCGGTGGTCTGGCCCAGGTGTGACACGTCGATCTGATCGGTGGCAGCGTTGTCCGTGATCGAGTAGGTGATGCTCGTGACGGTGTAGACAGTGCCTGCAAACGTGAAGGTCGTGCCGCTCGAATCATGGGGCGTGTAGGCCATGCTTTATCCCTCGCTCCACCAGCAGTCGTACCGCTGCGTCACCTGATAGACCGGCGGGAGATCCGCTCCAGCCAGCTGCACAAAGTCGTCGGATTCGTCCTCCAACGACGTTTGCTTCACTTCTGTATTGTTCGACGTTCCGCCGTATCCATCCAGAACGAGCCGCATGGCGTCGGCCACCTGGCGGGCCTCTTCGTACGTCGTGCCGTAGATGCTGTATTCCACACTGACTCGCGGCATACCCATCGGGCCGCCGAGCGTCTGCTCACGCTGGATGCCAGAACGTCGCCACGTGACGAACGGCAGCGACGCCGACGCCGGGGCCAGCACCGGGTAGATGCGTGAACTCACCAGCGACGTGACGGCCGTGGTGCCGACCAGGGCTGCACGGAGGACGGCTTCTGGGGATTTGAGGCTCATTTGCCGCCAGCCCTTCCTTTGAATGGATTGGCCATTTCCTTGATGGCGTTATTCAGGGCGGCAGTCATCTCCTTTGTGAGATTTGCCGAGACCTGTGACCGCGTACGCTCGAACGCAGTCTTCACCGGCGGAACTCCTGCCTTTCCGCCGAGCGGGAACTTTCCGAGATCTACGGCAGTTCCCTTCTTGGCTACCTTTACGAAGCCTTTTGGCGGCTTCGGCTTGGTAGTCACCGCACCAGATCGCCGTGCGACAACAACTTTAACTGCACCGCTTCTCTTGAAACTGCTGGCGATGTTTCCTTTAGTGCGACGCTCTTTGGTGCCGAACTCGACAAACCCTTGGTGGTAGCCTTTTTCGTTTGACTTAGCGTCCTTCTTGCCGCGTGGCGGTGCGGTATACCCGACAAGTGCCACGCCAGACCCAGTCTTTGTGTACCGCTTGGTCTTTTTACGAATTGCCCGTTTCAGGTTTCCTGTCGGGCCTCGCGGCGTCAGTGTCTTGAGCATCTGAAAGCCGGGCTCCAAGGCACGGCCCAAGGCAGCCGCCATGTACTTAGCCGAGATATTCTTCGGCAAAGACCTAAACGCAGCCTTGAGTTCCTCCAGTTCGGGGAACTCCACACTGACTTCGATGCCGCCTGCCATCACGTCACCTCTTCGCAGATGGCGACGTGTTCGCTGCGGTTGCCGTACTCGAGCAGGCTAACGATGTTGAGCGTCCGCGTACGCCAGGCGAAGCGATCGCGCTGCGTCAGGCCAGGCAGATAACGCATCCGCACCCGGTGCGTGATCGTGGTGTCTTGCTGGCCAGCCGCCAGAGCCTCACGGGCCGAGACGCCTTCCACGCTCGCCCACACGGCTGACGAGTTGCTCCACGACAGGACCGTCTCGCCGAGAGTGTTTGTGGCACCGCTGGCGATCTGCACCGTGATACGCTCGCGGAGCTTGCCTGGCT